TTTTTGATTGCGGGGCATGTATAGTTTTGTATCCCACCCTTTGTCGTGAATGTATTTCTTGAACAGTTTCCATACCAATGGGAATCGTTCATTTGGATTTCCCTTGCATTCTATTACGTATCGCGGTGGATATTCAGCATCAATAAAGTCTGGCGTGTATGATATAGGCAGAATCTTCTTATGACCTCTGTCGTGCATATACTTTTTCGTAGCTGTCTTTTCGTACGACGATGTTTCAAATCTAAATCCATCTACGAGTATATACTTCTCGCCCTCATATTTGAACGGTATCTTGTTTTTTTTCAAGAGCTGGTACATATGCGCCTCTAGTTTTGAGGCAAACTGTATCCCATCGACGACAGTTTTCTTACTCCGTGTTATCTGTCTTTTCTTCCTCATCTACGTCTTCTAAATATAAGTACTCGTCAAAGTGCATGTCGTTCAATGTGATTCCTGCTTCTACAGTGTCTTTTGCGTATATAGCGAAGTCTGCATAAACCTTTTCCATACCGCTTCGCATTGTTGCTTCTGCTATCACGGGTATGTACTTCTTATAGTCGCCTATACTGCTCCAGTATTGCAGCTCTTTTATCATTTGTTCTATCTCAATTTCATGATAAATAAATTGAACCGCTTGCTTTGGTAACAAATAGTACTCCTTCATTACCCTAAACACCTCCGTATCCTTGAATCTAAGGACTTGTATTGCATCTTCTTCATCCATGTCTATGTAGATAAAGGAATCAGAGAGATACTTCTTTATATCGTTCGTTTTTATGAGTTCCTTAATTACATCAAGGTCTTCGTCCGACGGGACTTTGCTTACAAATAGTTTCTTCTTCGCGTCCATATTCAAATTTAAAGAAAAACCCCCAGCGTTTGCCAGGGGTTTTTACAATGAAAACAAATGCATCAGAGTATGAAACTGAGCTATTCCTCAAATATATCATTAATATCATTGCCCCACTCAAAGTATATCGAAAAGATAACCACATGAAGCCTAACAGTCCAGTAATCTTCACCCTCTACTGGATGGAATATTTCATAGCCTAAAATCATTCCTTGATGTGGCCATCTTAATAGTATTGTAATCATTAAAATATATGTGTTAGTCGACATACTTGTCCGTAGTCGGGGTGGTGAATAAATCCTTCAACTGCTTTTGGAGCGTGTTGGTATCCGTTTCTATGATGCCAAGAGTCTGTTCCGCTTGGACTACGTAAAGATTCTACTGTAACTCCTGCGAAATCCTTACTTGTTTTATGATGCACATGGTGTGTATACATGTAACGGTGTCTTGTCATTCCCCACATTACCTTTGCTTCTACAGCCATTAGTAAGGGCAGGTCAGCGAACTTAGCACCATCGCCATGAGTGCTTCCGATTAAATTCTTTCCGTATTTATAGTATTTTCTGTGAGATATACTAACGTCAAACGTTACGTTTTCAGAGTGTCTAAACCAACTCTTAATCACATCAGCCAAGAAGAATCCATTTGTATAGTCGTGGTTCGATGGATTGTACATGACGTGTACATCGGCTACCTGCATTAGCTTTTCGATTACCTCAACGTATATATTTTTTGCTTTCAGGAAGTTTTCATACCACATTCCATCAGTGTCTTGTGGTGTTCCAGATGTTGTTGTTCTCTTAGGTGTGTCGATATGTAGAATATCGTTACCTACAACAAGTATAATCTTATCTATATTGAATCCGTAAGACTTGTCGAGTATACCTTGTACCCCATCTCGTACTCTCTGAACAGCGATTTCTGAATTGTAGTCTTCACCACTTTCAAATGCTGTTGCCAGTTTTCCTATGTGTACGTCTGCTGGGTCTATGACTAATAAATGAGGGTCTGCTACCCTTTCTCTTATAACCTCTGGATATACTGGTGAGTACTGCTGCATCTCTTCGATGAGCGCCTCTCCAATACTTTGCATTTGAATTTGCTGAGGTCGTATGCGAACTGAATACTCTTTGGTCTTGTCCCAGTATTCTATTACAGATGAGAAGTCGATACCCCTGGCGCTGCAGTAGTTAGCAATGCCTTCGTTTCTCATTTTATTGAGCTCGACTAATTGCTCTTCATTCAGGGCTACTTTGTAGCACCTTTCTCTGTGTTTTTCTTTGTGGTAATTGGTGACGTCGATTTTAAAAGCACGTGCTTCATGCTCACTGACTCTGACTCTCTTTTTCATTACGGTTTCATTGTTTTTTTGAGGTCGCGAACATCATATATTATTGAGTTCAGCGTATTCTGTCCTTCCTCGAAATCACCGTCAAGAATCTCTTCAAAAGCGTCGTCTAGCTTTTGGTGTATTTTTTCAAATGTTTGATTTAAATAGTTAAGGCGGTTCTGAGTGGACATTTTAATCTAAATACCATAAAAAGTTCTTCCCTAATTTGGGGTCAAACTTTGCTATAGCACGATAGATTGCTTTTGAGTTCTTCTTTACAGCTTCTCTCTCTGCTTTCGTAGAATCAGTACCCAAATAGCAGTACATCTTCGTATCGTATTCTAATAGCTTTTCTTTCTTATGCTTGTTACACAATTTTGATGACATAACATCATCAATAAAATCATTCACGTTACTCATTACAAGTATTTAATTAGATTGGGTTTAAAATATTCCGAGCCTTTCATTACTTTACCATCCGAGCGATAGAGCGGCTTACCGTTCTCTAGTTTACTCATGTTGGAGCGATGAACCTCATCGAACATGTCTTCAATGATATCTTGAAGCCCGTGAGCGACAACCATACCATTTAAAACGTACAAGAGGTCTACGACAGCATCGCAAACCTCTAGTAAATCGTCACTCTTGCACGCATCGAGATACTCCGTGAGTTCCTCGGTCATTAACTTATGACGTAAATTATATTCTGATTCGTTAATAAGCGTAGGTTTGTTACTGCGAATTATGTTAAACGCTTTGTTAAACTCTACTACGCTCTCTATTTTTTTGTCCACTTTCGTCTGGATATTTGGCATGAATATCGAAAGTATCCGGGATATCTCCAAATAATTCTTCGAATTTGTCACGAATAGTTGACAGATTTGTGAATTTTCTTGTTCCCTTGTTGCCCAGGTGAACTAACTCGTGTATAATTCCTTGGTCTGACAACGTATCTATATGACTTAGTTTCTTTACAAAAGACACGAAACAAGCGAAGTGTAAAACAGAGAATATGTTTTCCATGAATTCCTCATCACTCATGATTGTGAACGAGTGATAATGAAATCTTAGTGTGTTTGGGTCGTAATTATAGGTCTTGTTCCCTATCTCGTATTTGTCTTGCAATTGATACATAAAGCTCGTGTACTCTGTCTGACATTTTTTGTTGGTCGGTCTTCCACTTGTACACCTCAGTGCCTAGTTTTTTGCGACCATCGTAGTCAATTTCTATTTTCATTGAATCTAAACCTATCGGCACGCGATAGATGTATATGCGGTTACGAAAACATAACTGCGTTGCTTCTACGAAGCTGATATAATCAGAATCTACATTTTTCATTTTGCCATTTTTCTCCTATGAGGTTAATAAACTCTACTAGTTTCTTTGTTATTCTTGGCTCGTGCCACTTTCCATGCACATAATACGCTCCAACGACACATCGGTGTAGAGGTATGGATGTAGCACCAATAAGTTCATCGGTGTAATCCACTCTCATTGCTATACCGTGTTCAGTATGCCAGCTATCTATGAGACGCTCAAGAAGTAATCGTTGCCCCGTTGGTATGGCGTTTCCCATCTTTTTTGTTTCAATTAATATTAGAATGTCATTATCAAACTCCAATACACAATCGATGTCAGTGGGGTGTATGTTTCCGTTTTGTACTCCGGTGAAGTCTATTGCCTTTACTACTTCTCGAGGGTCTCTTATTAAGCTCATTAGAACGCGTCGTTTAGGTTTGCAAATTCACTATCTAGCAGTTTTGTTTGTTCGTATGGATTTTGTTTTTCTTCCATCCAATTATCATTATCCCACTTAGGCTGACCTGCGTCAATGCGTGTGTACCTTCCATTATTGACATTGTAATAGAAGTTTGTATGCGCTTGGTTTTCACCTAAGTTGGCAAACTTGACCTTCAGCACCTTTAACTTGACCGTGCCTTCTTCGTAGTCACGATGCACAAGAATTCCGTGCGGAGACATGTCGTAGAACTCACCACCTCCCTTTACATCATAGAAAGTAGGCTCAATCAGTTTGCCTTTGTCGTTTTGAGGTTTGGTGGGGTGTGCTACTAAGATAACAAGAACATCCATCTTCTTACAGAAAGCATCTATTTTATTGAGATAGATATTTGTGTAGTCGGTGATGGATAGGTTTAGATTCCCCTTGTCGCGCACTTTGTTGAAGGGGTCTATCACAAGGCATCTTATACCCATTCTTCTTACCAATTCTTCTCCTTTCTTCAGAACCTTGTCCAAATCAAACCCATCCTCATAGTCGATGAAGAAAAAATTCTCATTGATATGATTCACGCAACGCTTCCATGCTTGCTTCTTAGTTTCCTCATACTTCGGTGTCCTTCCGTACAGTTTTCGTATGAGTTTATCTACATGTAGGTATTGAGGGTAGTTCTCTGTAGAAGCGTATGCCGT